CAAAAATAATGAGTAATACAAACCAAGATGTGAGAGCAGAGATAATTGCAAGAAGAACCTATGCTAGACCGCTAGAAGATGGTGGCTTTGAGACATGGGAAGATACTGTTGCTAGAGTAATTGAACACCAGAGATGGTTGTGGGAAAGAGCTAAGGCAAATGACTTAAAAATTGATAGTGTTCCCCTAACCGTTGATGAACTTGAAGAGCTTAAATCATTAGGTCAACTGATGCTAGACAAAAAAGGTTCAACATCTGGAAGAACTTTATGGTTAGGTGGCACAGACATAGCTAAAAAGAGAGAGTCTTCACAGTTTAATTGTTCATTCTTACAAGTAGAGACAGTGTTTGATGTTGTAGACTCACTATGGTTATTGTTGCAAGGTTGTGGAGTGGGTTTCAGTCCAACAATAGGCACACTTAATGGTTTTTTAAAACCGATTAAAGATATTGAAGTTGTTAATTCTACTAAGATTGTAAATCCAGACAATAGTTTTGAGAGAGGGGAAGAGCATAATAGCGAAACAATTATTGATGGTGTTTGGACTATTAAGATTGGAGACTCTGCTGAAGCATGGGCTAAATCTATTGGTAAGTTGTTGGCTGGTAAACAAAATGTTGATAAGTTAATATTAGATTTTAGCAACATACGACCAGCGGGTATACGGCTTAAGGGGTACGGTTGGATTAGTTCTGGAGATGAAGCCATTGCAAAAGCATACTTAGCTATTGCTAATATTCTAAACAGACGAGCTGGTCAGTTATTGTCAAGAATGGACATACTAGATGTTATGAATTGGTTAGGTACGGTGTTGTCAAGCAGACGGTCGGCACAGATAGCACTGTTTGAATATGATAAACCAGAGTGGAAAGAATTTGCAGTAGCAAAGAAAGACTGGTGGGTGCATGGTAACGAGCAAAGAACCCAAAGCAATAACTCACTGCTGTTTTATAGTAAGCCAGAGAGAAAAGACTTACAAGATATATTCGCACTAATGCAAGAAGCTGGTGGTTCAGAACCCGGATTTGTAAATGGGGAAACAGCACTAAAAAGAGCACCTTGGTTTAAGGGTAGTAATCCTTGTTGTGAGATACTGCTTGGAAATAAAAGTTTCTGTAATCTTATGGAAATTGACATTGGTAAGTTTAAGGGAGACAGTGCTGGACTACTAGAAGCAAACAGACTTGCAGCTAGAGCAAATTATAGACAGACTTGTGTTAACTTAAGAGACGGTATTCTTCAAGAAGCATGGCACTTAAATAATGAGTTCCTTAGATTATGTGGTGTAGGTATCACTGGTATAGCTAGAAGAGATGATTTATCTGAATACGACTACGAGCAACTTAAACTAGCTTCGATAGCTGGTGCTTATTCTATGGCTGATGAACTGGGTATGCAAAGACCAAAGAACATCACAACAGTTAAACCATCAGGTACATTATCAAAGCTAATGAGTACAACAGAGGGTGTTCATAAACCTCTTGGTAAATATATCTTTAATAATATTAACTTCGGTAAACATGACCCATTGCTTGACATATTGAGAGATGCTAACTATGAGGTTTATCCAAATCCAGCCGATGCCGAGGGTGTGTTAGTTACATTTCCAGTTGCATGGGAAGACATTGAGTTCTCTAAGGTGCAAACAGAACATGGGGAAGTTGAAGTTAATCTTGAAACAGCCATTGACCAACTAGAGAGATATAAGAAAATACAAATTCATTACTGTCAACAGAATGTTAGCAATACGATTAGTTATAGTCCAGATGAAGTACCAGAAATTATTGAATGGCTGCTTTTAAACTGGGAGATATATGTTGGTGTTAGCTTCTTGTATAGAGCTGACCCTAGTAAAACTGCGGCTGATTTAGGTTATTTATACCTACCTCAAGAGGTTGTAACAAAGGAAAAATATGAGGTTTACATTAACAGATTACTTCCAGTTGACCTTGGAGCAAAGAATAGAGATGGAGACATTGAAATCGAAACACAAGAATGTGTCGGAGGAGCATGTCCAGTTAAATAGGGCTGTTCATACATCCATAGAAGAATACTATGCAATAGAAGATGTAGTAAGCTCGTTAGAAAGACTCAGAACATATCAGCTAAACGATATTATGGGTCGAATGAACCTCAGTAAATACAAGCTATTCTAGTGGAAACATATAGTTTTGTAACATATTCAAAGACACAAAGTTGTTATAATTTTGTGTTTGAGAATGACATGAAAGACGGTGAGTATCTTAAAGTAAAACTACTACCAAGAATAGATATGCTCTTTAACGAGCTAGATATACACCACATGAAACTTCGTGACCCAGAAATAATATTGGACATGTTATCATATTGTGGTTTAACTATAATAGAGGAAATAAAATGAAAGTAACACTTACAATGAGTACACCACAAATAGCAATTAGTGATAATGCAAAGATTTGTTATGGTACAAAAGGAGACAAGGATATAACCTCGTCTCTCGTTCATGGTCACGGTCATTTAGCCGCATTGAGATTTGCTTATGCAACTGTATCTATAGAAGAAATTTCTGTAGCTTGTCAAAATCAAATCGTTCGTAGTAAACACTTAGACTTTATGGTTCAAAGTAAAAGGTATGTCAATGCTGATAAAGGAGAGTTTGGATTTATAATGCCTAAAGGGTTGGACGGTTCGGAGGAAGAACAAATGGCTGAAGCCTTTGAAGATATGTTGCGATTATATAATAACTTCCTAGCCAATGGTATGAAGAAAGAAGATGCTAGGGCAATACTTCCAATGAACACATCCACTAAGATGAATGTTACTGGAAACCTACAAGCTTGGTGGAGTTTCTTTGTACTAAGGCTCAATCCACATGCTCAAACTGAGATACGAGAAGTTGCTGAAGCTATTTATGCTTTACTTCAACAAGAATACCCGTTGGTATTTACAGAAAAAGTTAGAAGTATCATGGGTGGGATGAAACAAGATTTACAAGTAAAGGTTAAGTGATGGCTAAATGTGTTTTATTGTCGAGGTTTAATCAAGTTTTATTTGAAGTTGATTTGAACGGTTATCATACTATGGAAGTTGTTGATATTTATCATAAGAATGTAAAGTTTAAAGCTATTAGCTATGATAAATATTTAGAACTCAATACTGGTACAGCTGTGTTGAGTCGGGAACAAATAGCAAGTGGTTGGGTGATATTTGTGGAGATACCTTAAAACACATCATCATACCTCAACCTAATATGCCTTTGTTGACCAAAACTATTGAGGGTAAATTCTAAATTGTCTTTACCCTCATCTTCTTTATACTGCTCCATACCAAACTCTTCATTGTCACTCATCTTATCAATCATATAAATAACACCATTCGCTAAACTATCTAAACGGTCATCTGCTCTAAGACTATCTCTTTCTTTGGTAATTTTACTTAGCTGATATGTGAAGCTGTTTACAGCTGGTGCATTTCTATCTTTATCTAAAGTCTCTTTGTCAACGATTAATTTATGTTGATTAAGCAATGGTTCAAGAGCTTCGATAATACGAACTTCTTTTTGACCCTTAACATTAACCTCATCTATTTCAGTTTTAGGACTAATCATTCTAAGATGTGGTTCTAACATCTTCGTGAACATTCCTCCACCCCAGTTTTCCTCAATCAATAAAGTATCAATATTATAATCTTTACATAGAGTTGCAATAGCAACCATATTTTCATCTTCATAACCACCTTGTAAACCAGTAATCTTTTTCAAGAATAGTCTTGTATTAAGTGAGAAGATTAGAGAGATACCAATCTCATCTTTACCTTTACCTGATGGGTCAAGTGAAAGCAACTTCATCTCATATTCTGAAACTTCTTTAGATACATAAGATGGAGCATAAAGCTTATCGGCTTTAAACCCATTATGTTTTAATCGTAAGTCATTCTCAGGCATAGTTGAGTGCGATATTTTTAATGGTGCAACATCTTCATCAACATCCATAACGATAAGGTCATTTAGTTTAAGTGGAAATCTCAAGTCATCTGCATCGGACACATCAAGCATATATTGGAGTTTGTATTTTGACTTACCAATTCTCATCTTCTTAGACATCAAGAACTCTTTGTTAAGCCTTTCATCAACAGCCATTCCGATAAGACCCTCAGCCATCATCTCTACAATATGTGGAGCTAAACTACCAAAGTAAGCACTGTCATCTTCAGGTACTTCCGCTGGTAATGCAAGAAGCTTATAACCACTGTCTATCCAACCAATATACATAGATGACATTGAGTGTGGTGTTGATAGACAAATAGACTCATCTTTACCTGACATCAATAGATTTTGAGCCTCTTTAGCAAAGGTGTCTATCTTCTCCATCATTGTCATTGACTCAACTGTTTGAGCAGTTTCAATATCATCATAAATAACAAGACTTGCTCTCATACCCGTAACTTGATTACCAGCACCAACAGCATACATACTCGGACTATCTGATGGTGTTGCACCAGCGACATCAAATGACTGACCTGATGTTCTCTCAATGTTATGTCTAGGTGTCATATCTTTAGTAACTGGAAGCATCTTAATTAGCTTTTGTACGAACTGAGTGTAGTTAATAGCTCTAGCTGCACCAGCTGACATAACAAGTATTTTTTCATTTGGGTCACGGAGGTATCGCCATACAGTATAAATTTGTGAAGCTAGTGATTTACCTAAACCACGAGAAGCCCATACCATACGATGAGGATTAGAACTATCTTGAAGCCATAATGCAATGGCATACTGACCCTTAGTTGGTCGAGGTAGTCTTAACCATGCAAACACATAAGTAAAAAACACAATGAAGTTGTCCATAAGTTCTTCATCTTCAAAGTACTTATCGTCATCGTAAACTTGACCCCACTTTATATCTTCAGTGAAATACTTGACAGTTTGTTCAGGGGATAATCTACAGAAATCTATCAAAGCTCATCAACCTCATCTTGCAATTTTTTCTCTCTTCTAGCTTTAGCTTCACGAGTTCTCTTTTCAATGTTATCTTCTACAGAGCTTTTAGCTTTCTCAGATACAACATTGTTTTTAGACAAGTA